AAAGAAGACGAAGCTCCAGAGCGTCCTGAGTGGCTCGACGAAAAGTTCGAGTCCGCAGAGGACATGGCGAAAGCCTACAAGGAACTTCAAAAGAAACTTTCAAACAAACCCAAGGAGACTAAAAAGAGTGCCGAAAAGTCAGAAGAACCCGCAGAGGCAGTTACTAATCTTAACACCACAATTAGCTCGGCAACTGAGGAGTTCTCAGAGTCGGGCGAACTTTCTGACAAGACTTTCGAGGCTCTGGAGGCGGCTGGTCTCCCTCGTGAGTTCGTAGAGCAATACCTAGCGGGCCAACAGGCTATTTCCGTAGCACAGGCTGCTGAAATCAAAGAGGCCGTTGGCGGTGTTGGTAACTACGAAGCCATGTCCGAATGGGCTGGTGAGAACCTTACAGACGCTGACCTTGACGCCTTCAACGCCCTTGTAGAGGGTGGCTCTGTGGAGCAAGCTCGTGTAGCCGTTAAGGGACTCTATGCGCAGTTCCTAGCTGCTGGTGGCAAAGGCCCAGAGCTTGTCCAAGGTGCTACCTCCGGGAGCGACGTAAAGCCGTTTGGTTCTGCCGCTCAAGTCACAGAAGCCATGAAAGACCCACGCTACTCCAATGACCCTGCTTATCGTGAGCAAGTCGAGAAGCGTCTGTCGGTATCCTCAATCTTCTAAGACATGTCTATAGAACTCTTATCAATGCTTGGAGGTGGCGTCACGGGTTTCGTGATGCGCCTCATAGCTTCCCAAGCGGAAGCACAGGGTAGGGCTCTTGAGTCTGCCCTAAAGCTCCAAGGAGCCGCTGACGACTCTGCTGACCGCGCTGCTGCCCGTAACGGTGGCGTGTGGGTCAGGCGTCTTATTGCTGTGAGCATCTTGTTCGCAGTAATTGTTGCGCCCTTTATTATGTCAATTATCGACGTTCCCGTGGCCCTTGAGAACCAGCGTACAGGTATCTTGAAGTTCCTTCTTGGGAATGGTGGATTTGAGCAAGTTGAAGGCTTTGTCCTGTTGCCAGAAGTTCGTCAGGGTATGCTTGCTCTGCTTAGTTTCTACTTTGGCTCCAGCGTCATTAAACGCTAGCACCCTTACTCTAGATGAATTTGTCAAACTCGTCCCTCTCTGGGAGACTCCGAAAGGTAGCCATCATACTATCATTGGAGACGGGGGCTACGCTTATGGCCTTTACCAGATTACTCAGAGCATGGTGGACGACTTCAACCGAATCTCCGGCGAAAAAGTTCGTCACGTCGTTGCGTTTGACCCTGTGTTTAGTCAGCGGCTTTGCAAGACTGTTCTGGAACACTATTCGAGGAAGATACTAGCGGAGGGTTATGAGCCCTCGCCTCTGCATTGGCTTTATATCTGGAATGGCGGTGGTGGAGCATGGAGACGTGTCCATCACCCCATTAACGACCAAAAACAACTCAACCTAGAAAGGTATGCCAAACGAGCATACGAGTACATAAATCAGTATGAAAAGAAAAGGCGTTAGTCTGCGGAAAGAGCACAAATCTGAAAGCGGCGGTTTAACAGAAAAAGGCCGCAAGTACTACAACGCCAAAACTGGTTCCAATCTCAAACGCCCCCAGCCCGAAGGAGGTTCGCGCAAGAAGTCCTTCTGTGCTCGCATGAGCGGCGTTAAGGGGCCAATGAAAGACGCCAAAGGACGTCCCACCCGCAAGGCTTTGGCTCTGCGTAGGTGGAAATGCTAATTATGAGTCTCTACGAAAATATCAATCGACGCCGCAAGCTCGGCATCTCCCGTAGCAAGAAAAAGTCTACGGTATCCCCAAAAGCCTACCGCAACATGAAGCTAGGCTTTCCTAAGAAGAAAAAGTAAACACTTTCGTTCCCCAGCTAGGAGTAGCGAGCAGGCCCACCGAGGTGGACAACCTAGGAGTAAAACAAGCGAAGTGGAACACCTAAACCAACAAACCAATAAAAACTAAAATAGGAATAAATACATATCATGGCTGATACAACTGCATCCCGTTTGGGACAAGTAAACGCGTCTGGTGATGTAAACTCTCTGTTCCTGAAGGTGTTCTCCGGTGAAATCCTTACCACATTCGAGGAAATGAATGTGATGAAGGACTTGCACATGGTTCGCACCATCAGCAACGGTAAGTCTGCACAGTTCCCCGTAACTGGCATCGCTAACGCCAACTACCACACTGTCGGTGAAGACATCGTAGACGGAAGCAATGGCTACCTGTCTACAATCAAGCACGCTGAGCGTGTCATCTCTATTGATGACGTTCTCATCGCTTCTACCTTCATCGCTAACATCGACGAACTCAAGAACCACTACGACGTCCGTAGCATCTACGCTAAGGAACTCGGTAAGGCTCTTGCTAAGCGCTTCGACATCGCAACAATGAAGACTCTGGTTGCTGCTGCTTCCGGTACTTCTCCTATCGGCGGTAACAGCGGTACAACTGTTTCTGGCGCTACAACTAACACTGCTTCGGGTCTCGTTGACGCCCTCTACGCTGTTGCTCGCTCGCTTGACGAGAAGGACGCTCCAGACGAAGGCCGCTTCGCTATCCTCACTCCTGAGCAGTACTACACCCTGCTTACATCCGACAACGTTGCTATCAACCGCGACACTGGCGGCGTAGGTAATGTTGCTACCGGTAAGATTGCTCAAGTTGCTGGCATCAGCCTCTTCAAGAGCAACCACCTCAGCGACATTATCAGCCTTGGTGACGTTTCTACTGACGCTTCTGGCGACGGCTCCCAAGGCAACGACGTGTTCGGTGCTAGCGGTACTGGCTACAACGGTGACTTCTCTGACCTTACTGGAGGTGGAACCGGTGCGGGCATGAAGGGCTTCATTGCCGGTACTCGTGAGGCTATCGGTACTGTTAAGCTGCTCGACTTGGCTACCGAGTCTGAGTACCAAATCCAGCGTCAAGGAACCCTGTTCGTAGCTAAGTACGCTATGGGCCACGGCGTGCTCCGTCCTGAGTGCGCCGTTAAGGTCGTTCCTCCTGCCGCTCCTGCTGAGTAAACCCTAATCTCAACCGAGACCCCCTTGGGCCTATCCCCTTGGGGGTCTCATCTTTTTTAATTTTAATATCCATGCCCGATACCACCATTTCCACGACCCTGCGAGAGTCCGTCAATATTGTATTAGCGAACCTCGGAGAGACGCCCGTAAACTCTATTGCGTCCTCCTCGTCCCTGCCGCTTCATGTGTCGTTGGCCATCAACACCATTGAGGAAGTTAGCGCGGATGTTCAATCCAAAGGCTGGTGGTTCAACCAACAAACGGGCGGTAATTTTGACCCGAACGCTGATATCACCATCGTCCCTAGCAACGTAGGCGATGAGTGGTCGGCCACTATTCCAGAAGAGGCTCGTAGGTATATCACCATCCGAGCCGCTCGAATCACTCAGACGCGCCTGATTGGCTCTGAGGAACTTCAAAAGTTTAGCTACAATGAAGAGCTTGTATCTCTGGCTATCCTTCAACAAGCTCACGTCCGTAACTCCAACGGAGAGCTAACCTTCACAGCCTTCCCATCGGAACTCCGAAACCTCGGTATCGACGAGGTGATGTTCCTTCAGGGAAACATGGAGGAAAAACTGGCTCACCTCCGTCTTGGTACGGAAATAGCCAACATCGACAAGATAAAGGCCGAAACGACTCTCCTCGCCGACCAAGAGGCTCTTGTTGCTCAACAGACGCTCACAGAGATTGAAGAGACATCTAAGCGAGCCGCTGAGAAACTACTGGTAGATGAGCAAGCTGGACTGATTACCAATCAAGCCGCTACAGAACTCAAGAAAGCTCTCGATTTAGTTGCGGATACTACCATCAAAGGTAAACAGGGAACACTGATTGACAACCAAGCTGCGACAGAACTCAAGAACGCTCTTAAGGTTGTTGCGGAGACTTCATTACTCAACGACCAAGAAGCGTTAGTAGTTAATCAAGCCGCTACAGAGTTAAAGAAGGCTCTTGATATTGCCGCCGATACGACCCTTAAAGGCAAGCAAGGCAGTCTTATTGACAACCAAGCTGCAACTGAGCTTAAACGAGCTTTAGACCTTGTTGCTGACACTACCCTGAAAGGGAAGCAAGGCTCTTTGTTAGACGCACAGGCTTTAGACGTAGCTGCTGACACAACTCTCAAGGGCAAGCAGGG